TCTTCTCCGATGTTCCACGTGATCTTGTGCCATGCGTCAGTGGCGTAGCCCCCGCTGCGCTTGGCAGCGCGGCGCTCCTGCCTCGATCCGGCAGGTTCTTTCTTGGTGAAGCTGGGCTGGTTCAGGATCGAGCACATCGTGGCCACAGTAAGGACGTGCAGGGAATATATTTGCTGGTCGTCCGGGTTGTCCGGAGAAGGTTCCTTTGAAACCCGGATCGAGTCCTTCACGCCAACCTGATAAAGCCCCTGAAACATAGCCCCAAAGTACGGGGAGACGAGGTACACGCAGTACTTCTCAGGCTCGCCACTGTCTGCGATTGCAAGGTACATAAACGGAAGGTTCTCCGCCCGGCCTTCAAAGGTGATCTTGGTGCCGGGCGACCAGAACGCACATACACGCGAGGGCAGGCGGCAGTCGTTGTCCAAGACAATGTCTCCCGTGTTTTTCCCGCCAAAAGTGTTTTCGAAGATTTCATCCGTCGCCCGACCAATGCTCTCGTCGATCTGGTAGAAGTCGCAAACGGACATTGCATAAAACACATCAGCTGCCAGCTTGATGACGTCCTTGTCCGCGTCTGGCAGGGCCTTGACGCGGAGCTGCGCCTTCCGGCACAGCTCAGCCATCTCGACAACGGAGCTCGGCTCTCGGACCTTGGTCATTGCTTCACCTCATGCAGCACGTCGCCCTCTTCGTGGTAGACCTTGATCTCTGCCCAAGTGCCGTCCCAGAACTGCTCGAGGCGGTGCCTGAACAGGGCGATGGGGTAGCCCTTGTTGCCGAAGATGTCCTCCGGCGTGGTGAAGCCGTCCACGTAGTTTACCACGCGGATTTCCCCGGGCCTCGGACCTTGGTTCTCGGCGGTGCAGTCCAGTTCCCACTTAGCCATCGGACTTCTCCCCCGCCACTCTTACAAGCACTCCTTTTTTGATGACGGACCCGTACTGATGTTTCAGGATGGCCTGAACCAAAGCCAAAGCCACGTCGGGGTCGAGCGCTACCACCTTGCTTTCGTGATGGCCTACGGCAAGCCAGAGGTGATACCCGTCGTCGGACAGGTAGACACCGTCGCCAAGGTGTCCGAGCTCTTTGTATTCAGTCATGATCCATCTCCTCGTCCTTGATCTCGTCGTGCAGCCACTGGCCGTCCTTCTCGCCGTAGTCATCCTGAAGCTTGTGCAGGAGCCAATCGCCCCGCTCATCTTCGTAGTCGTCGTCCTCGATCTGCCCGTCGCCGCCGCAGTTTTCGCAGGCGTCCTCGTACTCCTCGATGAAGCCCACGTCGCGGCCGTAGTTGTGGCTGTAGACGCGCTCGTAGAGCACCGAACCTTGGCCCTCGCACTCTGGGCAGGGTTTGTAGCGTGGGTGTAGGTGGGTCATGGCTCGTCGTCCTCCATGTCGATGAGCCGTTGGATGTGTAGCTCGTCGTCGTCCTGATCAGGCTCAGTCTCAAGGTATCCATCGCCGTCGCAGGTCTCGCAGTCCATGCTGCTTTCGACAAACAGCCCGCTCCTGATCTCTTCGTTGATGGTTACCCAGCCGTCGCCGGAGCAATCTGGGCAGGTTTTGTAGTCGGTCATGCGTGAAACTCCTCTCCCTTGAAGCTTGCGGTCTTAAAGTCATCCTCATGCAGGGCAGGCTTGCCCACCCCCTCGAAGATGTACTTGTTGAAGACGTGGCGGGCCTCGTCGAGGGTGTCCCCGCCGACGCATGCGCTAGCGTACCCCACCGGGGTGCCATCGTCGTTGTAGTACACCTCCTTCAGTACGAACCAATCCTCTCCGCCGTTCTCGGACGGGGCGTTTACAAGGCGGTAATTCCAGTGCATCACACGGCCTCCTTGCAAGCGCAGCCGCTGCGGATGTTGTCAGGGAACACGCTGGCCTTGCGGCACTCGCAGCTCCCGTCGTCGCAAGCGTTGACGTACACGTCCTCTTCGGCAGCGTTGGCTTCCCGAATCGCTGCCCACAGTATCTCCCGCAGCTCCGCGCGGCGCAGGTAGAAGGTCATCTCGCCCACGTCCCGGAAATTGGGGTAGCCGCTGCCGCTCAGCTCAATGTCGTTGTCGAGGCAGTCGATGATCACCTGCGCGTAAGCGACGGACAAGGTTAGGTTGATGGTGTCAGGCATGTTGGTTCTCCGTTTGGTTTAGGTTGTAGGTGCTACTTGTGTAAAATAAACAAGTGAGGGTGTCAAGGGGTCAGGATAAGCGCCAGACCCGCATGCCATAGGTCCGGCCCTCAATGCCAAACCGCGTCAGCACGGCAACCTGTCTGCGACGCGCCGCGCTTATGATCCGGGACCGATGCCCGTTCTCCTCGGTCCTCGGCACTGGGACAAACACACTCTCCCCCGCCGCCATGGCGTCCAAGACAGCGCTAAAGCCAAGCGTGGGGTCCTCGCCCAATACCTCGATAGTGTGGGTGAAGCCCGGAGGCGGAGGCAGGTCGCCGCCATGCTCAAGACGCGCACGACGCAAAGCCTTGCTGGCAGGGATGCGGTGGTCGGAGGAGATTAGGAGAAGCATGGGCCTCGGTCCTTGGGTCTAGGTTGTAGGGTTGTGTTGCACTTGTTACTAACAAACATCCGTGGTTCTGTGTCAAGAGGGGGAGGGGGGTGGTTCGCGGGCCTTGGGCCTTGGTGCTTCGCGAGTTTCCCTAATACGGCCGTAGACCCCAGCGTGAGTGTGAAGCCCGCGTTGATTTGAGGAAAAAAAACTATTTGGTGTAAATGACAGTCATTTCACCCTTATAAATAAGGGTTTTCAGCATTTACAGGCATGTTTTGTTCTTTTACACTTGGACAGCATTTGTAAATGAAAACACCATCTTCTCTACCCTGCCCTGCCCCTGAGCGTTGCTGAAACGGTTGAAATGACGCTGGGAGCCACGGGCCTATAAGGGAAACTCGACTTTGCCCCACCTTGCCAGCCCGCTTTTGGCGCTGTAGAGTTGTGGGAATACCACAAGTTGGAGGTTGATACATGGCCGAGCGTAAAAAGCCGGGACCTGTACCCCGTGCTAAGTTTGACAAGACGGTCGATGCTGATGCCCTTTTGAAGTCGCAGGCGGAGCTCGAGCTCGAAGAGGAGTTTGGCCGGGACATCACCACACGGCAGCGCAAGTTTGCCGAGCTCTTCGTTGAAGGCCACCTGACTGCCACAGAATGTGCTCGACAGGCGGGGTATAGCCCGACAGCGGCAAACGAGATCGCCTCTCGCCTGCTCAACGGCGTGATGTATCCCCACGTGGTCAGGTTTGTCGCCCAGCTTCGCGAGGAGAAGGAACGCCTGTACGGTGTCAGCCTGACGGGCCAGCTTGAACGGCTGTACAAGTTGTCACGCGGGGCCGAGGAGGCCAAGCAGTTTTCTGCCGCCATCAATGCTGAGAAGATTAGGTCGGCCCTCGGGGGCCTGACAGTGGATCGCCGCGAGAATGTCAACACCATCGACCAGATGACACGCGACCAGATCACCGCCCGCCTTGCGGAGTTGCAGCAGAAATACCCGCAGGCTTTTGTCATCGATGCGGAGTACACGGAGGTTCCCAATGGCCGGGCCAGAGGCAAAGGTGTGGGCAAATATGCGGAAATTCCTGCCCCCGAAGTGCCACGCGACGAGGATTGAGAACCGCCACGGCGGCGGTATTCCTGACGTGCATATTTGTATCCCCGGGGTGAGCTTTTGGGTCGAGCTGAAGGCATCAAACAGCAGCGCCCCGTCATTGCGCCCGCAACAGGCCGCGTGGCACGCCCGGCAGGCCTCATGCGGTGGCCTCTCATACGTGCTCTGCGGCTTTGCGCTCCCACCCTACGTCAAAATATGGAGGGCCTCTGCGCCCTCTCCTACGGCCTCTGCGGGCCTGCTCTGCGGCCCCGCGCTGATCGAGTCTGACAGCATGGCCGAGGCTCTGCGCCTGCTCTGCGCCGACGCTCTGCGGCTGAACGCTGAGCGGAGCTCTGCGGCTCTGCGCTCTGCGGGTGGAACGGAAAAGACCCCCGACCCGTGAGGGCCGGGGGCAAGGTGGCCGCGCCCGGGCGGACATGGGCGCGGCGCGGCAAATCAATGCTGCACGATAGCAACGGACTTAGGCGAACGTGTCGCAAGCCCGGCGCAAAGCTTGCAAGCCTCACAGGTTGTCCGCTTGCCCGCCTCTTTGCTGGCCGGGCAAAGCACTTCCCGGGAAGGATCGATTTCTGAGACGTTCTGCACCACGCGGAACGTGCGCGCCCCGGCTTGCCAGAAGATCAGCGCTTGCCCGTAGGTGTCGGCCGATTGCATGACCATGTCAGGCCGGAATCCGGATTGGTGGCTGTATCCGGTCCACCCGGCGGCTTCAGAAAGCAGCGCGTCCCATACGTGCGACGGCACGGCCGCCGGGTCGCCGTAGGTGCCAAGCCTGACCATGCGGCCGCGCCCGACAGCGGCCGGGTCTGCGACGCCGTAGACGCCCCGATGATAGGCGCGAAAAACTACTAGCGGCCCTTGCCCGAGCAGCACGTAGCACGTGCGCCCCTTGGCTTGCTTTGCGACCGGGTCAGCCGTCGCGGTGCCGCGATGCGGGCACGTGCCACAGATCGAAATATCGGCCCCGGTCTTGCTGGCCTCTCGCGGGTCAACATCCTCGCGGATGATATAAGTCTGCAGCATGGTGCCCGTCTTTTTGTTCCGGTCGGAATAGGTCGCGATGACCACGATAGGCGCGCCGTCGATCAGCGACGGCCCCCGATAGATGATACCAGAAGAAATTGTTTCCCCCGTCCTGTCACCCATACCCTTTTTCATTTGTCCGTTCTCCTTTTGCCAAAGGCCCGGGGTTCAAGCCCCGATGCCTGAGAACTCTAGCATACTTGTTTGTTTTGCACAAGTAAAAAGGCCCCCGGTCCGCGGAGCTTTTCACATTGCGCAGCGGTCCGGGGGCCGGGGGCCGGGGTCTGCGGCCCCGCGCGGTTCTTTTATTGCTCTGCGGCCCGGCGCGCTTTTTATATATTGCGCGAGCTCTGCGGCTCTGCGGCCCCGCGCGGCTTTTTCCACGTCCGAGGCCCGAGGAACGAGGGCCGAGGACCGCGGGTCTCGTGCGTAAGCAAGAGGCCCGCTGATCTCTTGCGAGCGACTAGCGAGCTCCGTTTCTAGGATGGCTTGCGAGCGACTAGCGAGCTCCATTCCAACGGTCGTAGAGCGACCCGGTTGCCCGGGCCGCTCTGTCGTGTCAGTCCTCCTCCCAGTAGTCATCCGATCCGTCGATCTCGCGGGCCATCCGCTGGTAGATCGCATTCTGACGCTCGGCGGTGTCCCTGTCGTCTTCCATCTGGACGCAGCGCGACTCGGGGAAGATATCCTGAACGTAGGCCCAAGCGGCCTCGCGACAGGTTGCGTTGAACGTGTGGCCGAACTCGCAGCCCGTCTCGTCCAGCATTACGGCGTGGTATTGTGTCATTTCCGTTCTCCGTTGTGTGAGTGGGGCGACGTTGCCGCCGCCCCGAGGTTGTTAGCCGAGGCGCTCGATGGTGCCTGCGATGTTGGAGCGCTTGCCGTGGGCCTCGAGCCACTCCGGCGTGGCTGCGACGAGCCTGCCGTAGGTGATGATCTCGTTGGCGTAGGTGTCGCCCATCTCGAACTCGCCCCAAGTGTTCTCCGACTTGGCCGCGACCATCCAGCGGGCGTAGCGGTCCTTGAGCTCGTTGGCGGGTGCCTTGTAGGTCTTGAGGACCCGCCACTCCCATCCGCCCGGTGCCTGATAGATGGCGTAGGGTGCGTCGGTCTTGCGGGATTTTGCGAAGGGGTTAGCCATTGTTTTGCTCCTTGAGTTTGTTGAGGTCTTCGGTTGCCAGTTTGTATTGACCGCGTTTGTAGGTCCGCCCGGTCAGTGCGGATACTCTGGCCAGCACCTGTGTGCCAGTCATTCGGCTGTTCTTGAGGCCCTTGGACAGGAGTGAGAGGTGCGCCAGTAGGAAGCGCGCCTGTACCATCGGGTCGGCGGGATTGGTGATCGTTGTCATGTTGTTCTCCGGGATGTGCCGGGGACATCGCTGCCCCCGGCGTTGTTGTCAGAACGGCAGGTCGCCGTCGTCCACGATAACCTCGATCCGAGGAAGCGACCTGATCCAGTGCGTGTAGTGTGAGTACTTCTCGACCACCGACATCGGGCCGACCTTGACCTCGTAGGTGTGGATGAAGACCGGCGCGTCGCAGTCTTCCTCGAGATAGACGACATCGCCCTGCCGGTAGCTGTAGGCGCTGAAGTCGCTTGGCGCGAAACCGATGGCGATCAGGTCCACGACGGGAACCTCGAGCCAGCCGTGTGACGGGTCGGTGTGGAAAGTGAACTGTGTCATAGTGTGCTCCTGTTGTGTGAGTGGGGCGACGCTGCCGCCGCCCCTGTTGAGATTAAGCGTGGTGCTCAAGTGCGTTGGATGCGAGACGCTTCATCATGTCCGTCAGCGGGTTGATGAAGTGCTCGTCCATCCCGAGGTCCTTGGCCCGATCCATGACGCGACCCAGCATCGCCATGAACTCCTCGTGCTCGAGCTCGGCCTTGGACTTGAGGCCCTCGATGTAGACGTGCGCCTCGACCAAGCTGTCCGAGATCAGCGACGCGTCGTCACCGTAGAAGGACTTGTAGGTGTACTGCGAGTCGTCCCGAACCTTGAAGCTGACCTCGATGCAGGTCGCTCGCCAGTCCTTGGTCGAGACCGAGAGCGTCACCTCCGGGTCGATGAAGTCCCGAGCCTTGAGCCGAGCCTGAAGAGCCTTGATGGCGACGTGCAGTTCGAGAGCGTTAGTATTCAGCATTGCCGTTTTCCTTTTGTTTGAGAATAACGAGCCACAGCAGCAACATGCAACTTGGCGCGTACCTATCCTCCCAGCAGAAGCAGTAAGGATAACCTCGCCGCGCCTCTTGGCCCGGCGAGGTCGGGGTCGGGCCTTGAGGGGCCCGACGACCAGATTGACATGTGGCTTGTGATCTCTGATCACAAACACATTTCGATCTGGGCGCTTGCCCCTTATCTGCTGCTTCGCAAAAAGCGGGACGCGCCAAGTTGCATGTTGATGTGTGGTGTATAACCGATCAAAGGCGGATGAACCCGCGCGGCAGGCTGAAGCGGAGCAGAGCCCGAGGAACGAGGGTCGCGGAGCGCAAGCCGGACGCATGGGCCGATCTTGATCGGGCGAAATTCGGAGCATAGAAATTGTGATCACGGGGGGTGCGCGACCGCGTCGTGGTGCGATGCGCACGTGATCACTATTTATATGCGGGGTGATGAAGCAGGCAACGGGTCGTAGCCAAGGGGTCAGGGGACCGGCCTCTGAGGTCCCCGAGCATTGCTGCATGGGGCACGTGTGCCCCTACGCAGCGATGCTATGCGATAGGGATCGTTACCGTAAGGCCAAGACACGAGGCACGAGTGGCTTGGTGAGGAGGCGACGAAGGAGCCGACGAGTAGAGCCCGGGCCGACGAAGGAGGCATCGCCCATATCTCACAGAACAAAGCGCATACCTATGTGCGTCCTACAACCTTGATGCAGATGCTCTACCTCTGGCATGCCTGTCTCCTGCTGCGTCCCAAGGCTCTCGCTCCCGGGGTAACTGGACCCAAAGTCCCCCGAAATCCGCTCAATGCGGATGAGGGGGACCCCCCTTTTTGGGGGGCCGGGCGCTGCGGTCCGGCTTATATTACTGGTTTCATAAATTCACTCGGGCCTAAATCTGTTCCAAGGTCCAAGGCCCGAGCACCAACCAAAAAACCACCAAAGCACAAAGAACCAACAAACCCCCCACAAAAATTATACAAGTACAATTTCATTCGGACTTGTTGACAACCAACAACAACCATATTACCACTGCCCTAGAACCGCGGCCCAAGGAGCTTTGCCCATGCCACTTTTCCGAAAGAAGCCTGTCATGATCGAGGCGGTGCGGTTTGAGCGCTTAACGCTGCTCGAGGGCGATGTGTACAACATCCAGTTCGACATGTCGGAGTCTTTGCCCAAGTGGGTGCGGAACGCGATCATCGACGACATTCTCTGCCCAAACTTCAAGGACGGGAAGACTTTGGTGGTTACGACGCTGGAGGGGGAGCACATTGTTTCGCCGGGCGACTGGATC